AAACGCTCGGCGTTTCGAGTGCGCAAGCGAGTGAAGACCGGAGAAGCCTCGTAGACGTTGTCCACCAACCGCGGGATGATGAATCGGTTCGTCTTCGAACTAATGTCATCAAAGGTTAGTGCCATACTTTCCTCCTTGAGTTAACAACAAAACAACAAGTGGCTTGCTTTGGCACTTTCGACTTCCCAACAACCTTTCCACTTTCGCTGTGTGGCTTGCGGCTGAAGCTACCAGCCTTTCCACATTCGTGGATTGCGGTCACGGGCTGCGACGGCGGAGCCTTGCAGACCTTCCCTTTTCCCTATCCTTAGTCGGGGGCCACCTTCCCCTCTTTCCGAAGCTCGGCAGCAGCGGCAGCAGCCGCTTGCTTGGTTGTCAGCTTCGAATCGAGACCTTCGGCTTCTTGGTTTAGCTGATGAAGCCTTGTTTCAACGGGACCTTTACCGATGGATTCACCTCCTGCGTTATCCAACGGAAACTGTATCTTGGACTCAACCTTCTGGCGTTCATCGGCGCGCGCTTCCGTGATCTTGACTTCCACGCGCTTGTCCTGGACGTAGAGATCGTAAGCCGTTTTCAAGTCCTGTTGAGTGCCGACCATGCTGCGGTCGGTCGCATACTTGATAAAGGCATCACGATCCAGGACTTCCTTGAACTCCGTGTTGTGGCTTTGATTGAGATCCATCAAAAGAAAAACATTGTCGTAGATGTTGCCAGCGAGTCGGTTGCCCCCTTCGAGCAACATTTTTTCAGCATCATCCTTGGTGAAACCACCCCCATTGGCAGCAGCGGTCGTGAGATCTTTGACGTCCTGGCGCAGGGTCGTGAGCTCTTTGAGCATTTCGCTCTCTGAACCTTCGGAAAAGTCCCCTGCGCGGATCTTGTCCTCCAGCGCGGTGATCTTCGTATCTCTGGTGTCCAACTCCTTCTGCAAGGTTTCAGAGCGACTCACGTTGTCGGCAACGATTTTGTCGGCATCACCCTTCCACTTGTTCCAATCCGTTGCTCTCTTGTCGACCTCAGCGGTTTTGGTCTTGAGCTCCTCTTCTTGCTGCTCAAGTTTTTCCTTCCCCTCGTTCATCGTACGGTCGTAGTCAGCCTGACGTAGCCAACCCGCCTGGAGTGCATCCGGGGCATTTTCCATAGTCTTGAGGAGCTGCTTCCGATAGACGTCAGTCATCCCCTCGGTCTTTTCGATTGCTTCTTTCAGTTCCGGTCTTAAAGGCATTGCTTCCTCTCCTTCAGCTTCCCTTGGCTTTCCCTGGAGGGCTTGCGCCAATGGGTTGCGCGTAGGGATTAAAAATATTTAATCTGGAGAAGGACTATGCTAGGATGGATTCGTCACAAACCATCTGGAGTCCTTCTCCAGATCAACGGCCCTGGGGGAACATTCCCCCGGGGCTTTTGCGCTTTTACACGCTTATGGGAACCTTCGTCCCCATATTCACCGCTGGAGCCGCCCCCAAAGGCGGTTGAGGCGCGGGAGATCCTCCTGATTCGGCCAGTTCCCTGGTGACTTCTTCCCTCATCGTCGCAATAAAGTATCGGATATCGGGTAAAAGTTCAGGGTCCTTCACCTTCGCCAGCTCCATTTCGATATTCACAGCTGTCTGAATGACACCACCTGAATCCGGAAAAGCGTCCGTGGGGGTCTGAGGAACCGACATTCCAGATTGCGCCATTTTCGTGGCTAATTTGGTAATGAGGTTGTCCGCAAGAGGGGCAATCCCCGGTTTCATTTGGACGAATTTTGAGATCAGAGTAGTGATCACATTCAGATCAGGCTCCCCTGGAGCAGCCATGCCCCCCGGCATCCCAGGAGGTTGCGCAACTGTAGCTTCGGCCGGGGGCTGAGGCTGTGCGCCCAACTGCTGACCCCCGGTTGGCTGAGGTGTTGGTTGTGCTGCCATCTGTGCAGCTACGTCCATGGACGGAGGAGGGGCTATCCCCAAATCGGTGTAGGCCACAGGTGCTCCTAGTAGGGATTACCTTTCTTCATCTTGCCACCGCCACCACTGTCTCCACCTCTCTCACCACCAGGGCGTTTCTGGTTCACAGAAATTGGCTCTGGAGAATGAGGGCAGAACACCGCTGGTGACGTGAATGCCTGCGCCGAGGGCATTGCTCCCGGTGCTGGATAGGTTCCCGGATCGTGCCCAGGGTAGTAAGCGGGAACGACCAAGTCGTGACCCGCCATGCTGCCGTCTTTACCGTAATTATGTTTTGCCATACCTTCCTCCTAAGTTGTGCTCACCGTCGACTGGATTTTCGTCGGCTTGAGCGTTTCGATTTACGTTTCCCCTTATCTGATCTCCGCTGCTCTGAAGCAGCAATCGCAGTCGCCATTTTCACGTCTGTAACGACTTCTCCAGTTCCTCCGTGGTGAAGGGTGCGCTCACCGTATTCACCCATGACCCGTCTGAACTTTTTACCAACCTTTATCGGGCCTTTGTGCTTCTTCGCCATTTGTCCCTATTTTCAGCATAAACAGCTTGTCAAGCCAACTGGAGCAGATTCTCTATATTCTTGGCTCCTTTTCCTCCAGGACCGCCCTGGGTTCCTCCACCCGCCTGAGACAATAATTGGCTCAATGTCATGCGTCGAATCATGGCAACTTCTTCCTCGCCCAACTCGCGCATCACTCTGTCGTATTCGTTCTCCATTCCAAGTTTCCGGAACAATGCTTTTGTGCTGTATCGTCCTTCCTTGGCTAAGGCAAAGGCGACAAGAGCTTCCTTCTCGCGGTTGGAAGTGAGTGTACTGCCTTGAGCCATCAGAAAGACGAACTGCTTTCTGTGGTCCTGTGGGTGGATACCCTGAGGCGTCATGTTTCCAGGAACCCAATCAAACACATCTTCGAAACTCACCCCGTCACGGCCTAGGAGAAACATTCGGCGGCGTACGTCATAAAACTGCATGAAATTGGAAATCATCTGTTCGCCCAACTCTCGCAAGGCTATTTCAATGTACCGACCACGCAACCGCATGATGGTCTGTTGATTTTCTTTCAACTGTTCAAGGGTGTTCCCGGCCGGCGTGATCTTTTTCCGGGCTAAACCGCCCACATCGAGCAAACCGGAGTCATCGTCCATCTCGTTTTGAGCGTACAAAAGAGTGTTCTGTACGAAGCTAGGAAGATCAGGGATCCGAGCATATTGCGGCGCAGCGGGGGACTGTGGGCTGTATCCGATCTTGGCGTTGGGCATATTGGGATCCATCTGCGCCTTGACCGCGTAACTGAATGCGTTGTCTGGGAAGATCAATGGAGGGTTGACCGCCTTCTTGATCATATCCAAGATCCCGGCCAGGACCGTGTTGACAATATCCTGCAACGGAATCTTGGTTCTCAATTCACTGATACCGTGAAACTGCCAAGGCACCGGCTTGAGTCGAACCGTGATGAAGGGATAGCGTCCGTGCCAGAAAGGGTTGGGACCGTCGTACATAAGATCAAACTCGTCACCGCCCGTGATGATCAACCGCCCACGCGGATAGAGCCTGTTCCCTGGATCCACTCGATAGGCCCAATTCGTATCCGGTGGTCCCATAATCACTTCATTATCTGAAGTGTTGAGCTGGTCATCTTTAATCCAGAACTCCGTGTAGGGGGCTTGCTGGAGAACTCCGGGAAGGTATTGAGGGACACCGCCAATGACACGCTTCATCTGTGGGGAGAGAAGTTCAAAGGCGTGTTGGCCGACATACTTGGGCCTCGAGAACGGACGAGCGTAGCTGCTATGCTCAACACTCGGTTTGACCTTCCATCCAGTCAGTGGGTATCGTTTTTTGAAAAAGGCCAGGCTCCTGGTGTCACGGTAAACGACACCCTGCCACTCCTGGAGTTCGTGAGAGGGTCCAATCGGCATCACCGATGTGATCCCCAGGGGAACCAGCTGGAAGTCACCTTCACCACCCATCAAACTGGAGTTCCAAACAACACGCAGAAATCCTGTACTGAGGTAGGCATGGATCGTCGCCAGGGCCAGCTTCAGATCGTTGTCCTGCATCGTCCACCAAGCCTTATTCGTCTTCGTGTGAATTTCGGCTTGTTCGTGGTAGATCTTGTTGAGGGTTTGGACTTCAAAGGTGGGTCGAACATCGGTGAGAACGGCTGTCACTTCTTCAAGCTGCCTCAAGAGGCGATTGTTGATAGGTGCAGCCTTGTAAGAGGGTCTCTTGCTCGGCCATTGGTTTCCCATCAGGTAGGAGATGTGTTGATCGACCTGGCGCACTTCCTCGGAAGCCGACATATACTGCCAGGCTTGCTCATGAGCGGTGTGGGCATATTCCTTTAGCCGCTTCTCTTGCCGCGCGGGATCGAGTCCTGGCTTGTACTGAAGCAGCTCCCAAGGCTGCTCGGGAAGTTTGTCGGCCGGCTGATCAAACAGTGCCATGTTTCTCTCGTTCCTGGCGTTTGTATTCTTGGGGGGTCATTATCAACCTTGAAGATGGTTCTTCGGCCTTCGGCGGTCTGGACACTTCTATTTCGGCATCACACCCATACTGGTTGCAATGGAACACGACGTCACCATCTTCTCGAAGATAGATCACTTCGTAAGCCGATCTCTTTTGACGACGCTCACATCTCGGGCAGATAAAGGTCATGTATTCGGAGCCTTCTTCTTTGTACCTCCGAATCACCTTCATGATTCTGCCTGTGACTGAATCCTTTTCCTTTTCGTGACGGTCGACCAGGCCCCCCCCGCTGTTGGTGATCTTCAGGGCTGTGGTGTGAAGAACGAGTCTCGTCATCGACCCCTTCTCCCCGCATCGAAGTAAGTGCGGTTCGATGTGTCTTTGTGCCTGAATCGCTGATTGTGAGGCTTGGTTCCCTCGGAGATTAGGTTGGGGTCAGCGATCTGCTGCACTCCAAATCTATTTTGAAGGTGACTCAGGTCTTTTTGAGTGCGTACTCTCAGCGGTTTTCCTTCAGGATGAATGTGGGTCGTTGTGAATGGTTCAAA